AAGTCGCAATTAGTGTCTATTTTCTTCCCAGCGTGGTATTTAGGGCGAAATCCAGACAAAAAAGTGATGATGGTGTCGCATACGACTGATTTAGCGGTAGATTTTGGTCGAAAAGTGCGTAATTTGCTTGGTTTACAGGACTACAAGGACATATTTCCTACTGTACAACTAGCTACAGATTCTAAGTCTGCGGGGCGTTGGAACACTAATATGGGTGGTGAATACTACGCATGTGGTGTTGGTTCTGCACTAGCTGGTCGTGGTGCGCATTTATTACTAGTAGATGACCCTCATTCTGAGCAAGATGTTATTAATGGTAACTTTAGTGTGTTTGAGAAGGCGTATGAATGGTTTACGTTTGGTGCTCGTACACGATTGATGCCCGGCGGTAGTGTAGCTATTATCCAAACTAGATGGCACATGGACGATCTAACCGGGCGTGTAGTAAAGGATATGAGTCAGAATGAGAAATCTGACCAGTATGATGTTGTGGAGTTCCCTGCAGTTATTGAGGTAGAGGATAAGGATAGTGGAGAACTTGTAGATAAGCCGTTATGGCCTGAGTTCTTTGATATGGAAGCGTTAGAACGTACAAAAGCGTCTATGCCGTTATTCCAGTGGAACGCACAGTATCAGCAGCAGCCGACAGCAGAAGAAGCGGCTATTGTAAAAAGAGAGTGGTGGCAGATATGGGAGAAGGAAGATCCTCCTATGTGTGAGTATTTGATTATGTCGTTGGATTCTGCGGCAGAAAAACATAACAGAGCTGATTATACTGCGCTAACTACTTGGGGGGTATTCTTCAATGAAGAGACAAATGCTCATAACATCATACTACTTAATAGTATAAAGGATCGTTTTGAGTTCCCTGAGTTAAAAGAGTTAGCTATGGAACAGTATACGTTATGGGAGCCTGATGCGTTTATTGTAGAGAAGAAGAGTTCCGGTGTTGCGTTATACCAAGAAATGCGGAGAATGGGACTTGTTATACAGGAATTTACCCCTCATAGAGGGTCAGGTGATAAATTAGCACGTTTAAATTCTGTATCTGATATTATAGCTTCTGAGTTGGTGTGGGTACCCCAAACTCGATGGGCTGAGGAAGTTGTTGAAGAGATTGCTGGGTTCCCGTTTATGAGTAATGATGATTTGGTGGATTCTACGGTTATGGCGCTAATGCGATTCCGTCAGGGTGGATTTATAACTTTACCTACAGATGAGCCAGAAGAAACTAAATATTTTAAGAGACGCGGAAGCGGATATTATTAGAGGTTAAAGATGGCTATTGAGAAGAGTTTACAGGCGGAGGCCCCTGAAGGTGAAAACCTAACAGGTGAAGCACTAGAGATCGAAATCGTAGACCCAGAGATGGTTACGTTAGATAATGGTGACGTAGAGATTACCCTTATGCCGGGTGATGAAGAAGAGGAAAGTGAGTTTGATGCCAATCTAGTTGACATGCTAGATGATAGAGAGCAAGCTATCCTTGCGGACGAACTTATTGGGCTTGTTGAGTCAGATACTCAAAGCCGAAAAGAGTGGGCTGATACTTACGTAAAAGGACTCGACATCCTTGGATTTAAGTCAGAAGAGCGCACAACTCCGTGGGAAGGCGCTTGTGGCGTACATTCTACTGTACTAGCTGAAGCAGCTATTCGTTTCCAAGCAGAGGCTATGTCTGAGACATTTCCTGCGCAAGGCCCTGTCAAAGTAAAAATTCTAGGTAAAGAGACCAAAGAGAAAGAAGCGGCAGGTGAACGTGTTCGTGTAGACATGAATTACCAACTTACAGATAAAATGGTTGAGTATCGTCCAGAGCATGAACGTATGTTATATAGCCTAGGACTTGCAGGATCTGCGTTTAAAAAGGTTTATTTTGACCCTACTCTAGACAGACAGTGCGCTATCTATATCCCAGCAGAAGACGTTATCGTGCCTTATGGAGCGTCTAATATAGAGTCTGCGGAGCGTGTTACTCATATTATGCGTAAGACTAAAAATGACTTACGTAAGTTGCAGGCAAATGGGTTCTACGCTGATAAAGACATTGACGACCCTACTCCATACCACACAGACATCGAAGAACGTAAAGCCGAAGAAGGTGGTTATGCACTAAACGATGACAGTCGTTATACCTTGTATGAGATACATGCTGATCTTGTTATTGCGGGTATTGATGATGAAGATGATTTAGCTAAGCCATACGTTGTAACTGTAGAACGTGGTACAGGTGAATTATTATCTATTAGACGTAATTATGATGAAGATGATGAGCTAGAAATGAAGCGTCAGCATTTTGTACATTACTCTTACGTCCCCGGATTTGGCTTCTACGGTCTTGGACTTATACACATCATAGGTGGGTACGCTAAAGCAGGAACGTCGATTATACGGCAATTGGTGGACGCTGGTACGCTATCTAACCTTCCGGGCGGTTTAAAGTCCCGTGGTTTACGTATTAAAGGAGATGATACTCCTATTGAACCGGGTGAGTTTAAAGATGTAGATGTCCCATCAGGCAGTATTCGTGAGAATATTATGCCCCTACCTTATAAAGAGCCTAGTCAGACTCTACTAGCACTACTTAACCAGATTACTACAGAAGGTCGTAGGTTGGGTGCTATTGCGGATATGGATGTTTCTGATATGTCTGCGAACGCGCCAGTAGGTACTACCCTAGCTTTGTTAGAGCGTACATTGAAGCCTATGGCGGCTGTACAGGCTCGTGTGCATTATGCGATGAAGTTAGAGTTCCGTATGCTGAAAGACATCATGGCAGAGAATGCGCCGGATGAGTATGGCTATGAGCCTACTAGTGGTGAGGTAGGCGCTATTAAAGCTGATTACGAGATGGTAGAAGTCATACCTGTAAGTGATCCTAATAATACGACTATGGCTCAGCGTGTAGTTCAGTATCAGACTGTATTACAGATGTCACAGCAAGCTCCGCAGATATATAACCTACCCCAGCTACACCGTCAGATGATTGAGGTGTTGGGTGTGAAAAACGCGGACAAGTTGGTACCTACGAAAGACGATGTTAAGCCAACAGATCCTATTAGTGAGAATATGAATGCGCTAACGGGTACCCCCATAAAAGCGTTTTTAACTCAAGACCACGAGGCGCATATACGCACTCACCAGTCTTTCATGCAAGATCCTACGGTTGCAGGCGCACTAGGTAAGAGTCCACAAGCGCAAGCGATGATGGCATCACTACAAGCTCACATTGCGGAGCACGTTGCGTTTAAGTATAGAGCGCAAGTAGAAGAGAAAGTGGGTGCAACGTTGCCATATCCTAACGAAGAGTTAGCGCCAGAGTTAGAAATAGAAATGTCTAGAGTAGCAGCTGACGCTAGTAGGCAAGTTAAAGATCAGAATGCTCAGCAGCAAGCGCAGCAAGAAGCGCAGAAGCAAGCACAAGATCCTATCCTACAACTCAAGCAACAAGAGATGCAGCTCAAGCAACAAGAAGTACAACTTAAAGCTCAGAAAGATCAGCTTGAAGCTCAGATCAAACAGGCTGAAGTACAACGTAAAGCCCAGAAAGATCAGATGGATAACCAAATTGACCAACAACAGCTAGCGATTGATCGGCAGGAGTTGGAGATTGATGCCCAGAAAGCGGGTGCAAAACTGGCGGCAGATAGACGTACCGCCAATACAAAACTAGACCTAGATATGGTTAAAGCTAGGACTGATGCGATGAATAAACAACGTAAGGAATAACTTATGACTACCGTCTTAGACGTGCTAAAAGAAAAACTCGAAGAACATGTTTCTTCTGCACAAGAATTTCTTAGTAGCGGGGGTGCGAAGGATTACGCCCAATACCAAGAAACTGTAGGTTTGATCCGAGGTCTCGAAACCTGCATATCGTATACAAATGACCTCTCGCGCAATTACTTGGAAGAAGATGATGACTGATTTAAAGATTGTACAGAAAGACCCGGAAAATGAGAAAGAGCTAGAAGATGCGTTACCAACGCCTGTTGGATATAGGGTGCTGGTCGCTTTACCTGAAGTAGAAGAAACTTTTGGGGAAAGCCGCATTATTAAGTCTAGTAAAGAGCAACACCTAGACCACGTACTATCTACTATAGGTTTAGTGGTAGATATGGGCACAGAAGCATACTCTGATAAAGAGCGTTTTACTGATGGGCCGTGGTGTAAAGAAGGTGATTATGTGATGTTCCGTGCTAATACTGGCACGCGTTTTAAAGTGGGCAACACCGAGTTTCGTTTGATGAATGATGATTCAATTGAAGCCGTTGTAGCCGATCCCCGTGCAGTAGCACGAGCGTAATAAGGAGAATAACATGGGTTTTCAAAAAGTAGAGTTTGAGTTTCCTGATGAGCAGGAAGAAAAGAAAGACCTAGACATCGAGGATACTAGTGCAGTAGAAATTGATCTGTCGGGTAAAAAAGAAGCTGATGACTACAAAGAAAAAGAAGTAGAAGTAGAAGTAGAAGCTAAGGAAGAAAAAGAAGTTGAAATCGAAGTAGTCGATGATACTCCTAAGAAAGACCGTAAACGTAAAGCATCTGCAGCACCAGAAGACGTTACGGATGAGGAGTTAGAAAACTACTCGGAGAAAGTTCGTAAGCGTATCCAGCATTTCAGTAAGGGCTACCACGACGAGCGTAGGGCTAAAGAAACCGCAGAGCGGGAGCGTAAAGAGCTAGAGTCTTATGCTAGACAGTTAGTGGCGGAGAACAAAGAGTTACTCGATTCCGCCAACCAGTCTAATAAAGCACTACTAGATAAGGGCAAAGAAGACGCTGAAAAAGAAGTGAAGATAGCTAAATTCGCATACAAAAAAGCGTATGAAGCCGGCGACGCTGATAAGTTAGTAACCGCCCAAGAAAGACTTACTGACGCTAAAATGAAACAAGATAAGCTAAGTTCAGTAGATACCTCTTTACAAGAGAGGGAAACTCCTGTACAAATGCAAGAAACAGAAGTAGAAACTCCACAAACGGACGAAAAAGCCGCTACTTGGGCACAAGAGAACACTTGGTTCGGTACCGATGATGAGATGACTGCTTACGCTATGGGTGTACACAAGAAGGCGGTTAAAGAAGGCCTTGACCCTAGCAGTGATGAATACTATGAGAAAATTAATTCTCGTATGCGTTCTACCTTTTCGGATTATTTCGGAGAGGAGGAACACCAAGAAGAGCAAGAACCCGAAACTAAGAAGCGAAAATCTAATGTGGTCGCTCCCGCTACGCGGAGCACGTCGCCAAAGAAGGTGACATTAACGCGAACACAAGTGGCTATCGCTAAGAAGTTAGGAGTACCGCTCGAACTATACGCCAAAAAGGTTGCTGAAGAGATGAGGAATAGATAATGGCTGATAACAGATTAGACCGTGAATTAGAGACCCGTGAGAAAACTGCTCGTAAAACTGCATGGAAACGTCCAGAGGTTTTACCGTCTCCCACTCCAGAAGAGGGATATGTATACCGTTGGATTCGGGTTGCAAATCAGGGACAAGTGGATGCCACTAATGTCTCATCTAAATTGAGAGAAGGTTGGACTGCTGTAAAAGCGTCAGATCATCCTGAGATTACACTTGTTACTATCGAGAACGATAGATTTAAAGACAATGTAGTTATTGGTGGTTTGATGTTGTGTAAAGCGCCTATTGAGCTAGCTAATGAACGTAACGACCATTACGCTCAGCAGACGCAATCACAAATGAATGCAGTCGATAACAACCTTATGAGGGAAAATGATCCTAGAATGCCCCTATTTAATGATAGGAAATCTAAGGTCACTTTCGGTAAAGGTTAAATTTTTTAATTAGGAGTCAAAAATGGCTTATCCAACTCTTGATTCTGCGTACGGGTTCAAACCAGTAAACTTGACTGGTGGTACTTCTTTCGCTGGATCTACTCGTAGAATTCCTATTGACGGCAGCTATGCTACTGCTATGTTCAATGGGGATCTTGTAACAGTTGCAGCTAATGGTACAGCTACACGTATCACTACTGAGACTGGTGTAAAAATCGCAGGTGTATTCCTTGGTTGTGAGTACACAAATGCAAATGACCAACTAGAGTTTTCCCAGTCTTATCCGGGAACTAGTGTATCTAACGCTTTCGCTGTTGTCATGGACAACCCTTCTGTACTTTGTAAAGTTGCTATTGTTACTGCCGCTGGTGCAGTAGATGATACTCTTACTCGTGCAGCAGTTGGTACAAATGCAAGCATTGAGCAAGCATTAGGTGGTGTAACTGCAACTGGTAATTCTCGACTAGGAATGACTAAAACTGTAGCTAACACTAACACTCTACCACTTCGTATTATTGATCTTGTTGAAGATACAAAAACTAGCAACGGCTACGTAGAAGCTATTGTTAAGTTCAACACGCATCAGTATAACGACACTACTGGCGTTTAAGGAGAAATAACTAATGGCTATTTCAAGATCACAACTGCTTAAAGAGTTACTTCCCGGATTAAACGCTTTGTTTGGTTTGGAGTACTCTAAATATGGTGAAGAGCACAAAGAGATTTTCGAGACTGAAACCTCTGACCGTTCTTTTGAAGAAGAAACTAAATTGTCTGGCTTTGGTGCTGCTCCTGTTAAACAGGAAGGTGGCGCTATTGAGTATGACGCGGCGCAAGAAGCGTTCACTGCACGCTACACGCACGAAACCGTTGCTATGGGTTTTGCAATCACTGAAGAAGCGATTGAAGATAACTTGTATGACTCTTTGTCTGCTCGTTATACCAAAGCATTGGCTCGCGCTATGGCGTACACGAAGCAAGTTAAAGCTGCTTCTGTATTGAACAACGCTTTCTCTGGCACTACTTACGGTGACGGTTCAACTTTATGTGCAACCGATCACGCGTTAGTATCTGGTGGATCTAACTCAAACCGTCCTGCTGTTGCAGCTGACCTTAACGAAACTTCTTTAGAAGCGGCTGTTATTCAGATTGCCCAGTGGACTGATGAGCGTGGTCTTCTTATTGCTGCACAGCCTAAGAAGCTCATTATTCCATCTAACCTACAGTTCGTAGCGACTCGTTTGCTTGAGACTGAAGGTCGTGTTGGTACTGCTGACAATGACGTTAATGCTCTATCGAACAATGGTTCGATTCCGGGCGGCTACTCAATCAATCACTATCTAACCGATACTGATGCGTGGTTCTTAACGACTGATATTCCTAACGGATTGAAGCACTTTGTTCGTGCGAAAATGGCTACCTCTATGGACGCTGATTTCGATACTGGCAACAGCCGCTACAAGGCGCGTGAGCGTTACTCGTTCGGTGTATCTGACCCATTGGCGATCTTCGGATCACCGGGCGCATAATCTGCGTTGGGTTACTAAGGGAGCTTCGGCTCCCTTTTTTATTGTCTTTTATATTGTACTGTGATAAGTTAACACAAACCGGGAAAATTTATCGGTGGACTTGACAGCCCCGGCTGACGACATGTAGACAAGTTCACTTTAACTCACATGTGAGAATTATATTATGGCTAAAACTACATTTTCAGGCCCAGTCCGTTCGGACGCGGGTTTTCAAATCCCAGCAGTAACTACTGCTAATTTACCAGCGGCTACCTCTGTTGTAGCAGGAACCGTGTATGTTGTTACTGATAATGGTGCAGGTAACGATGAAATCTGTGTTGTTGTAAGTAACGGAACAGCGTGGAAAACTGCTATTGGCGCGGCACTATCTTAATAGGAGGCTGATATGTCTAGTGACGTAAAAGCTGTATATTGGACAGCTAGCAGCGGTACTTCTGGTGTAGGTACTGTTATAGGTGGCAGAAACAGAATCAAAGGCATCCACGTGCATACTGCAGGTTCTAACAACCCTACATTTACCATAAAAGATGGTTCTACTGGGGCTGTTGTGTTGCAAGCAGACTTTAAGAACACTGATAACGATTCTATCTATGTTCCGGGCGATGGTCTTCTTTGTGTAAATGAGGCTTACGTTTCTGTATTCGACCATATAACTTCTATAACGGTGTTCTATGCGTAGTTATTATGCCAAAGGCGGTAAGGTAAAAGGTACCGGCATGAAAGGTATGAGCCAGAAAAGTGGGGACAAGCGCCCCACTAAATCTGGTGCTGGTATGACTGCTAAAGGTGTAGCTAAATACAGACGGAACAATCCGGGTAGTAAATTAAAGACGGCAGTTACAGAGAAGAAGCCTACAGGTAAGAGAGCATCAAGACGTAAGTCATATTGCGCTCGTTCTGCAGGACAGATGAAACAATTCCCTAAAGCTGCTAAAGATCCAAATTCAAGATTAAGGCAAGCGCGTAAGCGCTGGAGGTGTTAAGTGAAGGGCAAGAAAGTAAAAGGTTACATGAAAGGCGGAGATATTAATGATTCCCTGCCCGGCATTGAAGGCTTAGATGCTAAGTTTGGTCAAAGTGTTGCTGACGGTAATAAGGCTACGGGAGATGCTATAGCCAAACGAATCCAAAAAGCTAAAGATCTAGAAGCTAAGTCTATGGAAGGCCGAGATCTTACCGCTAAAGAAAAGAAAGCTAGGAAGCGAGCAGCAGACAACAAGAAGTTAGACGCTAAAGCCAAGGAAATGCTGGGCCCAGAGAAGAAGAAGAAGAAAAACAACACCACTAAATCGTCTCCTTTAGATGCTCCTAAGCCTCCAATGGCGGGTGCTCCTAAGCCTCCAATGGGCGGTATGGGCGGTGCTCCTAAGCCTCCAATGGGTGGTATGGGCGGCGGTATGCCTCCTAAGAAGCCACCTATGCCTATGATGAATAAAGGCGGTAAGGTTAAGAAAGGCGGTTCTTGTGGCGGCTACAAAAAAGGCGGTAAGGTTCGCGGATGCGGGATTGCTAAACAAGGCGTTCGTGCCTGTAAGATGCGCTAATGAGAAAGGACTACAAAAAATCTTGTGGTTGCGGTAAGAAACGTAGTTATAAGAAAGGTGGTACCGTAAAGGACTCATGCTATAAGAAGGTGAAGGCCAGCTACAAGGTCTTCCCTTCTGCGTATGCATCTGGAGCTATAGCTAAATGCCGGAAGAAAAAGGCTGGTAAGTAATGCGTAGGTACTATAAGTCTGGTGGTAAGATTCGCAAAACAGCGAAGGGTGCTGCGTTAAAGCGTTGGTTCAAGGAAGATTGGAAAGACGTTAGTACAGGTAAGGCTTGTGGTAGAAAGAAAGGTGATGGTCGTGGTACGCCATACTGTCGTCCTAGTAAACGAGTATCTTCTAAGACTCCTAAAACGTCAGGCGAGATGTCTAGTTCTGAGAAGAGTAAGAAGGTAAGAGAAAAGAAAAGTTTAGGGCAACCTGCAGGTGCTCCACGCAGAGTAAAGTCGCTAAAACGTAGAGGTAAGTGATGCGTAGATACTTTAAAAAAGGCGGATTAACTAAACGGCAAAAGACTACTTTGAAAAAACATTCTGTGCACCATAGCAAAAAGCACATGGATGAAATGAAGAAAGACATGAAGAAAGGCGCTAGTTTTGGCGAGTCGCATAAGACAGCTATGAAGAAGGTAGGTAAGTAATGGCTACATCAGGTACTACATCATTTGATATGGACTTCCCAGAGATTGCTGAGGAAGCGTGGGAACGTGCTGGACGTGAGATGCGTTCTGGGTATGACCTAAGAACAGCTAGACGCTCTATGAACTTGCTTACTATTGAGTGGGCAAACCGTGGCGTTAATATGTGGACTATAGATGAGAAGTCTGTAGATTTAGTTAAGGGTACGCAGTCATACACGCTACCTGCTGATACGGTAGATGTTATAGAGCAGACTATACGCACTAATGATGGGGTGCAAGCTACACAGAATGATCTTGCTGTAACACGTGTCAGTGTAAGTACTTACAGCTCACTCCCTAACAAGTTAACACAGGGTAGACCATCGCAAATATTTATAGAGCGTGGTGTAGCGGCTCCTAAGTTATATGTGTGGCCTGTACCCGATAAAGATACATACAAGCTAAACTACTGGCGTTTAAGACGTATGGAAGATGCCGGTGAAGGTGCATATACAGCAGATATGCCGTTTAGATTTTTACCTTGTTTAGTAGCTGGCTTAGCTTATTATATTGCTATGAAGACTCCTGAGTTATCGGACAGAGTAGTAATGCTAAAACAGATGTACGACGAGCAGTTTGAGATGGCTTCTACAGAAGATAGAAGTAAAGTATCCGCTAGATTTGTGCCGCGTATTGGGTACCCATAATGGCCAAGTTTGCTACAGGTAAAAAGGCGTTTGGCTTCTGCGATATATGTGGGTTTCGTACAAAAATCCGTGAGATGAAAGCGGTAGTAGTTAAGCGACAAGATACTGGATTATTGGCTTGTAGGTCGTGTTGGGATAAAGATCACCCACAAAATATGCAGGGTGAGTATCCAGTTACAGACGCAGAAGCATTACGTGTATCGCGCCCAGACACAAGTTTAAGTGCTGATTCCTCTGATACC